TACCATCAGATGCACGAACTAGTGCCTCATTATCTGCAATTGGTGAATGTAGTTCTGCCAAAGTCTTACCCATTTTTTCACCAGCATTCCAAGATGATGGAAATGCAACAAAACAAGCTTCAAGTTTACCATTATGCATAATGACAACATCATCTTCAATCGCTAATCCTAATTGTGTTATATTATCACAATCAATTAAAACTCTGTAATCACTTTTCTGATTAAATAATCCTAGTCTTTGTGCTGTCTTAAATACCAACTGTTCTTCTACAGCAAGTGGTGTTTCAAAATAAATATTTTTTCCTAGATTATCTAACTCAATTCTTTTTTGTGCTTGAATATAAACATCTGTATCGTTTGCATTAAATGTTGGTCGTTCACAAGGTTTGAAAACAGGTTTCATATCAAAAGGTGTTCTGATTACATGTTCAAACATTTATTTCTCCCAACGATAAAATATATGGTCCTCAATCTCTATGGTTTTTGTTTTTGTTTTTGCCCAAGATGGTCTGACATAATCTGCGTGATAGTGTGTTGCACCATCTGTAATATCAAATATTTGATATTCTGGATTACTTTGTATATCATAGATATAATTTACTAGTTCGTAAATACTATTATAAACTTTTATATTTTTAGGATTGTCTGATTTACCATCACAATACCAACTAAACTGACACTTGTTACGAATAGGTTGCCCATCAGCATATGTTAAACCTTGTTTCACAACTTCACATACTGTGTTTGGAAATCTTGTATCCTCTACACGATTTAATGTAACTTGTGCAACTGCTAACCAACCTGCCTGACCTTGACCTCTTGCCTCAAAATAAATGTTTTCTGTTAAACATTTTTTTTCATCTCCATATACCTCACTTCCTATCACTAACAATAAAACTATTAATAATATTTTTTTCATTATGTAACCTCTTTAATCTCATATACATTGTGTCTAGGTATGATTGTAGAATTACCACATTCATCAATACTACCATCTTCATTAAAATTAAAATCACTCACCAATCTAACAAAATCTTCTTCATCACTTACAAGAAAACCTGTGCTTAAACATCTAGGACATTTACTCTCTTTAACTTCCTCTATACTTCTCCAAGCACTATCAGATACAATATCAATCCAAAAAACATGGACAAACTTGTATGGTATTTTTTTGATTTGTCTACTCATAATTAATGGAGCGTATGGATTGTACTGCCCAATCTTCTCTTAGTTGGAAACCAAGTGTAATACTTTTATACCACATACGCAGAACCTCTCATTAAAGGTGCTACCACTAACTCTTTGATGAGGTCTGAGAGAGAGAGTGAGTTAGCGATAGCGTTATTCTTTCATTAGACCTCATAATCTATTATAATAACAGCTCTATGCAACTATTGTCAAGTTTTTTATACTCCAGAAGCACTCCCAGGCGCTTGAGGGTATACAGGTGCTGGTTCTTTCATAAAATCATCACCCCAACCAAATGCTTCTTTTACAACATCTTTAGATAAACCTTTGTAAACTTGATGTAGTCTTTTATCTTTAGCGGCGATTAATACTTTCGCCTCTGCATCACATAGTCCTTCACACATTTGAATAAACATTTTTTCTTTCTGTGCTTGTGATGTTTCATTGTCGGCACCTTTGATGAAATGCCAAAGTTTTCTTGTTTCTGATGCAAGAACTGTATGTTCTGTTCCCTCTGGTGCTTCATTCGGTGTATAAGGTACTTCACCTTCTGGAATTACCCATTCTTTTGTAGGGTCAAAAGATGCTTTTAATAACATTCTTAATGATTCAGAATCATTCGTTATGAGTATTGCTACTTTCTCTACTTTTGTTTTCGCTTTGTGTACTTTATTAAGTATGTCTGAAAACAGTAGTGTGTGTGAATATGCCATTTTAAAAATCTCCAATTTGTTCAGTTAGACTTTTCAGTCTTTTATCTATAAAATAATTTAACAACTTACTTCTATCACCACAAGTGGCGACATTGAAATCATCTAGAATTTTTTCTTCCAACTCCTCTGGAACATTGTCCAGATTTATGAGTTTATCATTTCTTTGATAATTTCGTTTCACTTCATCATCTAATTCGTCAATTTCTTGAGCTAATATACTTTCAATTCTTTTAGATGTTAAAGGTCTTTGCCTTAGTTCATCTGTAAATGTATGGTCAGGCGATAATACATTTGGTATACCATCTGACCTATCACCTTTAAGTACATGTTCTTTTATATATACAACAGGGTCAACCCCATTTACATGTTTTTTTGTAATCGGACTATACTGTCGTACATTATTGTATTTATGCAACTGAATAAAGTCTTTATCACCAGATACAATCATAATCTTTTCGTCTTGATACTTCTTACATAGTGTGGCGATAATATCATCTGCCTCAGCACTATAAGTTTCTACAACTTTGTATGGTAAAAACTCTTTGATTTCTGATTTAATATCACCTAATAATCCAAAAATCTTATCCCAATCGTTGTTATCTGTTTCTCTACCTTTCCTACGACCTGCTTTGTATTGTGGAAATACATCTCTACGCCAACAGTTTATAGAATCGTATGTTATAACTACCTCACCATATTTTTCATAGAACATGGTACGATATAATCTTACAGAATTTAATATCATATGCCTGACCATTTCTTCATCTAACTGATTGTCATTCATATTCAAATGCATCATTACAGATGCAATTGTAATCTGGTTCATGTCAACTAATATCATATTAAACCCTTATTAGAAAGGGTGGCACTTATTGGTAGGCCACCCCAAACTAATTCTTAATAAATTAAGAAGCGTAACCTACGCCATTTCCATAAAGTGCTTTAATACCAGCGGCAACAATTGCTTTGTCTGCACCACCATTCATTAAAACTTCACCAACACCAGCAGCAATAATTGCTTTTGAAGGTGTACCCATTCTATAGGAAGTACCTTTAGAATCTTTGTTTATGTAAATCATATAACCTTGACTTCTTAATTTGTCCACCATTGCTTGTGGTGAAGTTAGGTCAAATGTGTTTCTTAATGTTTTCCATGTAAGAGTTTCACCTCTTGTGAACGCATTGATTACTCTTTGCGTTTTTGATAGTTTTTTTCTACCCATAATTATAATCTCCTATGATTATTAAATTTAAATTAACTAATTTTGTGCCTCGGATAGTCATATCGGCAATTACTTTATGTAATTCTTTACTTATCATCATCTTCTTTTTCTTCATCTTTGATAAGTTCTTTATTTCTTTTACTATGTAAAGTATCTTTATCTTCTTCCATATCTGATTTAAACTCTACATCTATTTCGTCATCACCCTCTGTAACTTCACTAACTATTTCTATGACATCTGCCAAGAGTGGTGAATCAAATCTAGAATAATGTAAAGTTACCCCATCTTCGTTTTCTTTTTTTTCTGGCGACATTATCTGTTCAATAAATCCTTGTATGATATGTGGTAAAGATTCCTGTCTTGATAAAGTCCCTTTAATTACCTCTGACAAAAAACCTACATCTAAAATAAACTGTTCATCATCTATCTCATAACCATTTTCACTTAGAGTGTGTATCATTTGCACCATTACATTCTCAGTCAACAAATCAATCTTAGCAAGTTTTTCTTTCATCTGTAACTGAGAATTATTTTTATCTAGTTCTCTATCATACTTCTGTTTAATCCAATTAGAAGTTTTCTTGTCTTGTGTAACAGGGTCAGAACCCCACGGACCGTAAATAACATTGTCCATATTTTTATCTTTTTCATCTGTCATGCTATAATCTTTTTCTCAACTGGCACAATCGCACCAATATAATTTAAATAGTTTTCTTTTATCTCTGGTTTAGCTTCATTGATAACTATGATATTACTTTCTTTAATATTCATTTCTTCATTATCTGCAAAAGGGATAAAAGGTGAAAAGTATAATTTAGTTTCTGCACTACTGCCTGGATTTTGTGCCATTGGTATTAGTACAAAAGGTTTTTTAATCGTTGTAATAGTATCATCTGAAAATGTTACCTCTGCAACTATATCTTCACCTGTAGTTAATCTTAATAATTTTACTTCCATTACTTTATCCTTTTTCTATTGTTAGTTCTTTTCTTTGGTTGATGTGGGCCTGGTGTTTCTGCAAACTTTCTCAACCACCTTTGTTTACCAGCAGCTCTTGCCAGTCTTTTCTTTTCACTTCTCTTAGTAAAAAATTGTCTTTCGTGTATCTCATTTAATCTGCCATCATTTAAAACTTTCTTTTTAAACAATCGCATTGCTTTGTTAAAATCATCACCTACTTTTACACTCAACCCTGTAGAATTATCTTCTCTATTAGGTTTTTTCTTAAACTTTTTTTTCTGTTCATTACGAACTTGAAAATTTTGTCTAGGTTTATTTGTACCTTTCAATCTGGGTACTCCTCATAATAATTTGTATCACGATATATTTGTCTTGTCATTTTATATACCTCTGTCAAAGCATCATATTTGTCTTTCAAACCTTGTTCATTTAGTAATTCAATATTACTCTCTAAAATTTTTAGAGCATCATCTTCGTCAATATCACCAAACATCATTTTCTGGGCGACTACTGACAATATAGTATTGCCGTCATTCATTACGCCGCCTCCAACATTGACATTGGAACTCTGTATGCCCCACCTGTATCTAAATCAACTACAGCATTTTTTTGTAGGACTTTCCTAACTGTGCCTAGCGTTCTCTTAGTTTTCTGTACCACATAAACTTTAGTGCCTGGCGTAAATTCTAATTTACCATTCATAACCATTAACTCACGAGCAAAATCCATAACCTCATTTAACCCACGATTATCTAGTTTCTTCATTTCTTTCATTAGTGTTTTATTCATATCTCATACCTCGTTTTTTCATCATATTAAGTAGTATACCAGCGTCAAACATATATTGTCAACCCCTAAAATTGACTTCTATTCAAATATAGTGGGCCTGTCCATTGCATTGGGTATAAACCTTTAAATACATTTCCTCTGGCTCTGTTTAGTGCTGGAGCATTCCAACTAGCAGCTTTCAATACATCACCTTTTTTGAAATGTTTGTAATCTTCTTTAAGTACAAAAGCAGCAACAGAATTTTCCCTTACAACTTTGAAATACTTTCTACCCTCTGTAACTTTGTAATTATCTGGGGTATCTGTACCATAACCTGTTTCGTTATAGTCCTCTATCATTGCTTCAACCATATTTTTAGCACCTTCTTCTAAAGAATTTGCCGGTTTTACTGATTTCATAATTTACCTCTCTTTTCTCAGTTTATGCACCCATTATACAGGCCCCAGACAACCTTTGTCAAGTGTTTAAGTTGTTGATTTTATTAAGAAAAGTAAATTAATTTAGAGTGGTTTGTAGATTGTAACCAATTCTTCCTTACCTTTGACCTTGATTTTGTCTACTTCTACTGATTTTATGGTTTTTAACTGTTTCATGGTATATGACGAATATAGCGTAGTTACGATATTTCCCTTATCATCTTTGTAGTTTCTGGTCGCTGCCTCTAATCTAGCGGCAAGATTTACAGCATCACCTATGACTGAATAATCAAATCTAGTATCACTACCCATATTACCCACAATACAAGTGCCAGTATTGACGCCAGAACCTATGTTGATATCTGGTAGTCCTTTTTCTTTGAAGTCTTTCTTTAATCTTTGTGTTTCTATGGCACATTCTATAGATGTTTTGACTGCCATCTCAGCATGGTTCTCACAATCTAGTGGTGCGTTCCAGAATGCCATGATACAATCACCCATATACTTATCAACTGTACCACCATTTTCCAGAACAATCTTAGTCATACGATTTAGATAGTCGTTGATAACTTCAACCAATCCCTCTGGGTCATCTTTGTTTTTATAGTATTCTGATATTGGTGTAAATCCTA